GCACCTTTAAATTGTATCTGTACATGACCTGTATTATCGTCAGCAGTACCTTGTACTAAAGACCACCATATTCTAGTGATATCTAATTTTGCACCGTTAGCGTGTCCTGCTAAACCACTTGCGTCAAGTATGTTTGAGTTAGCAGTAGTGTTGTCGTCCATGTTTACTAGAACAGTAACTTTACCACCAGCAGCACCACTACCTGATGCAATCTTTGTATCTTTTAGTGTTCTCGTTGCAATTGCCATTTTTTATTCCTTACTTTATTGTTTCGTTATCAATGTATCTTTCTATATCTGATACGTTAATCCCATGTTTTTTAGCCACTTGATTAATAATACCTGGTATTTTTCCTATAAGAGGGTCAGGTGTTTTACTAATCATATCATAAACATCATCTATCGCGGCCTTCATTTTAGGAGATAAATTATTATACTCCTTACCCTTTTCAGGACCACCATATCTTCTTTCAGATAATTGTTTTTTAAACTTCTGAAACGACAGGTTGTTCATCTGCTTCTTCGTCATTGTCTATTTCAACAGGTTCTTGAACGGGTTCTTCTTCAGTAGATTTCATATACTGAGCATTTTGTTCTAAGTCCTCTGTTTCATGAGCTGCATTTAACCAATCATTTGCGACAGTCATTCTTTTATCATCTAAAGCACTACCTATCTTATCAGATAAAGCACTTTTAAATGCGTCTTGAGCTGCGATATTATCGCCGTCTGCAAGAGAATCAACCATTGCCTTTACATTATCATCTGTCATAATTATTCATCTCCTATATTTATATCGGGATTATCATCATCTTCCATTTGTGCGCCTTCTGGATTAGCAATAATACCTTGTTTAATTTCATTTCGAATCTGACTATCAATTTCAATAATATCATCATCACTTTGTCTTAACACATTTTTTCTGATATATTCAACAGAAAAATATTTACCAATATACGGACTGACTTCATTTGCAAGACTTAATCTTTCTCTTAAAATTTCAGCAGTTTTTAATTCTGAAAAATATCCATCTTTTAAATAATCATATTGTATATGTTCTTTTAGTTTACTCCAATCTTCTATTGTAATAATGCCCTTTAAAACTAATTGTGTTTTAAGTACATCATGAAATAGTTGAGTAAATCTTTTTCTTAATCTTTGAACAAACTTAGTAAATTTAAGTTCATCTCTTGTAATTTCTGCAGCTCTTCCTAGATTAAAACCATTTTGAGAGTCTAATCTTGAAATAGGTACATTCAAAGATTTGTATAATTTCTTTTGAAAGTATTCTACATCTGATATCTCACCAAGATTTTGTCCACCTGCAAGTGTAGAAACTTCGGTGCCTTTTGCACCTTCTCTACGAGGTAACCAAAAATCTTCAAGCATAGACATATGTTTTCTATCATCTCTAATCTCACCAGTCGAAGCATCATAGACAAGTTTATTTCTGTATCTTGCCATAACATCTCTTAGATAAGCTTCTGCTTTTACTTTAGGTAAGTTACCTACATCAACATAGAATATTCTTCTTTCTGGTGCCCTTACTATTCTGTAAATAACAACAGCATCTTCAATCATTCTTAATTGATTAACAGGTTTAATTGCCTTATGTAAATGGCCCATAACCATATTTTTAGTTTGGTCTATTACACCTGATGTAACATAAGAAATTGCATCAGTAGAAATTTTAAGACCAGCATTTGAATTTGCTGATGATATACCTTTTTCATTATAAACAAACCATTCTGCTGTTTGTTCTATAATTTCTATACCTTTAGTGCCTTTTGTATCTCTTTTCTTTGTAACCTCACGAACCTTTTTAATTTTTCGTGGGTCAATGTATCGTAATTCTGTTAAACCTTTTCGTGGACTTTTTGGGTCTATGACCTTGTGAAAGTATATTCTGCCATCAACATAAAATCTTTTGAATATGTCGTGACCTTTTTCGTCAAAATTTAAAAGCTTCATAACTTCATCAAACTCATCACGAATTTTCGTTTTAATACTCTCTGAGACTGCCAGTTTATCTAGCGATATTGAAACAGATTGGTCTCTATCGTCTGAAACAATAACCTCATTGATGATATCTTCAATTGCCATATCACACTCAGGGTGTTGAGCAACTTCTCTATATCTTTTAATTAAATCGACATCATTCTTTGCATTAACTTCCATATCCAGGTATTGGCCAAAATAACCGCCAGCAGATATAGTAGTTGTACCATCATCAGGAGAAGGAACCGTGAAGGCCTGTTTGGCCTCCGCCGGTTTATCTTTATCGTCAGATAGTCTTGTTATTTGGAAGCCAAGTAGTTGTGCCATATTATAATTTTCCTTTTAACTTATATTTATTATGTAGTAGTATCTGTCTCAAAATACTGATATGTAAATGAACAACCAAACTCCTCTATAGCATTATTTGTGCCATAGTTAAGTGCGATATCATCTAGAGCAGTTGGGAATGCACCTCTTAAAGTATAAGATTTAAGAGTGTCACCATTTCTGTCTAAATGGTCAATGAATATATCAACTTGATAATCTGAAGGATTAGTTAACCCCTCGTTATCAGTCATATTATTCATACCGTTCATCCATCTTTCTAGACCTCTGTAAATTTTGAAGTCTGTATCGTTTAATACAGTAATAGACCATGGATTAAATGTTCTATCACCGACTAGGTTCAGTATTCTTCCTCTAAAGTTTACAGGAACAGTACCAAGATTTTGCCCAGGTATTGATGTAGCATTACATAAGAATGCCAAGTCAGCTGTTTCTCCACCAACTGCTGAGTAACCAGGGAAAGGTAAAGTTACCTTGAACTGATTGGCTCTTGCACCACCGCCTTTTAGTCGGGCTTTAAAGTCATTAATATTTGCCATTGTTTATCCCTCCTATGCGCCTGCTACTTCAGAAAAGGCAACACCTGTTCTCGTAGCAATAAAGTTAAGTTGAATGAAGTTAATAGAACGAGCAGGTTTAACAAAAATGTCAGCCCTAAATTCGTTTCTATCAATAACGTCTCCAGTATTATTTGAATCATCACAAACAACACTAAAGTCTGTAATACCTCGTCTGCCTTGTATATCTCTCAAGAATGGTTCTACAAGATTTCTAAATTGAGCCCTTGTAAATTCATCATTGAACTCAAAGAGTTGGAATTTAGAAGCAGTAGATATTGCTTTTTCTAGAGTAATGAATAATCGTCTTACATTAATTCTATCGAAAGCACTAGGTTTTGCTTGAGCAGTTTTATCGCCAAACAACACAGTTCCCTGACCAGGGAATGCGACTACTGGATTAATTCTTGCCTTGTACAATTCATCTCTTTGTGTTTGATTTGGATTGAAAGCAAGTTTAACTGCACCTCTAATCTGCCCTCTGTTAAATCCAGCGGGTGAGAAGAAAGGGTCTGCGATATTATCTGTTCTTGCACAAAGTCCTGCTATGTCACCATTTAATGGTACAAATCTAAAGACATCATTATATCTGTCGTACATATATTTGTAACCACTATCAATAACAGCATAACTTGTTGATGGTAAACCATCAGCAAAAGATACTACATTCTGAGTTTGTGTAATTGCATTAGTAACAGCAACAACATCTGCTCTCGCAGGTGAAATAAATGCCACACAATCTTTTCTTGCAGTTGCGATATCCATAACAGCAGTTGCTTTTGTGTCGCCAGTAGCGTCAGCAGTTGTCTGTGAAGGACCACAAAGTAGTAAAGATATATCTACATTTTCTACATCATTAAATTTTTCGTATGCAGTTGCAATCTCAGCGTTTGTAGCAGCGTAATCGTCTGTTCCAGATGCCAATGAATAAGTCTTAACAACAAAAGCATCGCCTTGAGTGTTATCGAAAGTTTGACCTTTCTTAGCACTACCTGCATTTGCGAGTGTTGTTTCATGGTCCATTACATATACAAGATTACTTTCTCTGTATATTACATCAGGATAGAAGTTTGAGTTGCCTGAAGCGTCTTTAGCGTCAGAAGCCTGTGAAACGCCAGGAAAAGTTTCTAGAATTTCTCCAGCAGTTCCTGTGATTCCGCCATCTTCGTCTAACACTACGATATGCATTTCATCTAATGAACCGCCAGCAGCAACAACATCATCTGTTGAAGTTGGTGGACCGTCAAAGTTGAAATAATATTCCCAATGTCTTAGAACTTTAGCGTTGTCAACGACAGCGTGTCTTAGTCCGCCTGTTTCTGTTTTACCGGTTGCAGGATTAAATCTTGCGATTGTTAATAGATTAGTACTGATTGCTGTGATTTTGTAGAAAAATCCTGAAGGCGCACCATCAGTTGAAGGCACATTGGTTGCGTCTCCAAATTCTAGTATGTCGCCAACTTGCATTAAACTACCATCGTCAACACTTATTGTTGTATCTCCAATAGCGGCAGATGCATCAGCAACTAAATTGCCACTCATTGAATGAGGTCCAAAAGCAGTTGAGTTTGAACAGACAGAAACTTTAAGTGAATTTCCTAGAGTTCCTGCTTCTCTAGCGGCATAGGCCCCTACGTTAGCAGCAAAACTAGCAGCACTTGAATAATTGTCCAGGTAATCAGTAGTATTTTTTATCAGGATAGCAGTACCAGATACAGCAGCATTTACCATGCCTGTTATCGGTCTCACTACCTTCAGATTGTTTCCGTATCCTAAAAAGTTTGCGGCACAAAAAAACTCCTCAAAGTTAGATGAATTTGGTTTCCCAAATGTATTAACCAACTCTGATTCAGATGAAATAGTTGTTATCTCATCAATCGGTCCTTTCTCTGCCGTCAATACTATTGCACCCGCTGATGTTGAGACAGCAGGTATTACATTAGTAAGGTCCTTTTCAGTAACGAGAACTCCTGGTGATACTTGAAAAGCCATATTTTAGTTCTCCTTATTAATAAGTTTATTATTAGTTATAACCCTTTGTGTATATTTATAGTATGCCAAAACTACACTATTCTCCTTTGCGATATGATACGGGTCGCCAAACTTCTCCTGCGTCAACAAAATAACCATCTTGTCCATCAGGGTCGTTTACTCCATCATCTATGAACCCAAAAGGCGCCATATCTGCCTCAATAGCATTCTGTTGTTCAGTAAACATTTGACCTCTCACATCTACATTTGTTAATTCTTTAAAATATCGTTGATTTGCTAACCACGAAAATATCACTAAACACATCACTAAATCATCTGTTGCGCCAGCCTCAGCCTCAAAAGATTTTCCTTTAGATATAAAGGTCGATAATTCAGAGATAATATCAAAATCTGAAATAAGTAATTTATCTCCCTCGATTAAACTTTTGAGATTAGAAGTTCCAATCTTTTTCGTACCTTTAGTCATTCTCAAGCCTAGTTGATTGCCACGACCACTAAATCCCCCACCTAGTACTTGTCCAGAACGACCTCTTTGTGTAACCATCATCATGTTATCATACTCTAATTCAAACTGTAAGTTATCTGCTACTTGTTGTCCTAAATCGTTTATCTCTACTAAAATAAATGCTTTGTTATAATGTTTTGCAACCTTTTCTATAATACTAGGAAAAAGAAGAGGTTTGATTTCATTATCTCTAAACTTTGCAACTACTTTATATGGTACACTTGTACAATCTACAACACAAAAGGCTGAATAATCATTTGTTAATCCTCTTGATACATCAACTGTCATTGTGTAAAGATGGTTTTTCTTTGGCATTTCGTAAACATCTAAACCACCACTTCGTTTAGGTTCAATAACAGGCATAGTTTTTATTTTACTTGCATTGATAAGTGTATCAACACTACCTAAAAACTCACACTCAAACTCTGTTTGAAATTGTGCTTCACTTGTATTCTTTATTGTTTCTTCTTTCCATTTCTCATCACGACCTGGTACTTCACTCCAATGTACTTCGACAGGAACAAAATTATTGTTCTTGTTTGTTGCGTCTATCCACATCTTGTAAAACATATTCATTCCATGAGGTGTAGATACTATCATCACCTTTGATGATTTACCAGATGATATCGTAGGATAAACTGAACTAAAAAATTCTTCGGCAATATTATTAGGCACATAAGCAAACTCATCTAAGAATATTATATTAAAGGTACTTCCTCGAACAGCACTAGAAGAAGTACTTGCCGCTACAATTCTACTTCCATTTTCTAATTCGAGTGAACCTTTATTCCAGTTGAGAACGCCTTGTTGCATCCATTTAGGTAAATGTTCGTAAGCCAATTGCAGACGACCTAATAAATCTCTTGCCGTAGAAGATTTATTGGCCAATATTGCAACATTCACATTATCGTTAAATAATACATAATGTAAGAGGTAGGATACTATGATAGTTGATTTTCCACTCTGTCTAGGTAATTTACATATTGTAAACCTATTATCGTGAAAAGTGTCTACCATCTTCCGTTGAAAGTCGTACATTTCAAAAGGCACTAAACCTTTATCAATGGTGACAATTTTTAAATATTCTTGTATAAAGTATTTAGGATCCTCAAGACACTTCATCACTTCTTGAACTTGTTTCTTTGTAAATCTAGAAGGAGTGTGAGCTTTCTTTAAGTTAGGGTTACCTAAATATTGGTCTGTTGTTCCCATTTAATTTTTTAAGAAATTTTTGAAAGACACTTTGCCTTCATTCATTTCTTGTCCGTAATCCATTTTATTCATTAACACATACATCTTTTCACCAAGTAAGTTGCCAGCATCATAATCTGAAACATAATGAAACCCTGCCTGTACTCTGCCATAACCACATTCGTAAGCCGCTTTCATTAAATCTTTTTCTAATTGTGGTACTTTACCAGCAACATATCTTGCAAGTATAACTGATTGAGCTGCATGACCACTAGGATATGACCTAGTTTTATTTGTTTTACTTGGTAAAGTATTTAAACTAGAAAGAACTTCAGCAGGTCTTGCACGATTAAAAAAATCTTTAAAGTGTTTAATTACTGGCACAGACTCTTTTATAATTTGTTTAAATTCACTATCATGAAACTCTAAACCATTTTCTTCACAAACCTTGCGAATTGCATAGTAAGGTTCTTGGTCATGGTCTTGAATAGACTGAACATCTTTTTCTGTTCTTTGTTTAATTATTTTTTCTACCTGATAAGCTTCTGTTAAATCATCAACAGGTGGTTTAGGTAGTGTAATTACTTCATGTAGTTTTTGTCTAAAAAATATCATTCTTTTTTACCTTTTAACATCTTTTGTAGTTCAGTTGTTGAACCAACAAATAAGGCGTTAGTAACATTCTTTGGTCCTTTATCAGGTATATCTTTTACCTTTTTTAACTTATCTTGTAAGTCTAAAAGATTTTGTGATACTTCACTTACTGTTTTGATTAGTTGTCCTGCAACTTCATAAGCACGAGGGTGTTCTCCTTCTTTTGCAAGATTGAGTATACCGTCAATTGCTTCATTACCTTTATCAAGTAAATTATAAAGATTTTTTCTACCAGTCTCAAAGTCAATATCTGGATCCTTATCTTCTGGTACTAATACTTCGGTACTTGTTTTCTTAGGTAATAATTCATTCTCTAAAGGTTTATCTACTTCAACAATACCTAGTACTTCGTTTAGTTTATCATCAATTTTACTCATATTAAAGTCCTCTTAACTACTTATCATCACCAGACGCTTCATCATAATCTAAAGTGTCGGTAAAGAAATCTAGTGTGGTAGTGTATGTATAGTTATCATCTTTATCAGCTGATGTTGGATTTGGTGTAACTGTAACTCTTTCGACTCTTGGTGGACTAGCACTTTGTGAGTTAGCATATAAATCAGCAGACACTTTCTTAATTACAGCTGTTGTAGATATTGGTCCATACAAATATACTTTTGCTGTAAATGTTAGTGTGTAAATTATTCTTCTACTACTTGTTAATGTTCCTGTGTAACTATCTTCAAAATCTACATTGTTTAATACGATTGGTATATCACTTTTTGTATCCATTGTTCTATCTTCAATCATAGTAACAGTATAATCAGGTTGAAAGTATGGAAGTATTTGTTCTATTATCTGTAATCCATCATCTGTATTAGCAACATAAACACTTAAAGAAAAATTAACATTATAAGGCACAGGTGTGTATTGACTATTCAGTTTAGTGGTGTCGGCATTTGTTGTTACTTTAGTTATCTTTTGATTCTTATTTAACTTACGACCGCCATCGTAACTATATCCAGTAACTTCAAATGACATTCGAGGTAGAGTGATTGCC